CTGTTATCTGAAAAAGTCGTACTTAGTGACGTCGAACCACGTCCTACCTACGGGAACGAAAGTAGTTTATCTCGCGGCTAATAAAGCGGGCAAAATGAGTTCAATCCTGGAAGTGAGGGTTCTGACTTCGCGTCGTCCAGTGGATGACACGACTATCGATTACAACATCATGACCGTGAATGACAATGTCTGGTCTCAACTCGGAGCTCCTACCCAGGAGATCTGCAAGAAGAATCGGATTAGGCCCGTGAGGGTCAAGTCTTACGTGGTCCTGGAAGAGAACGACGAGCCAAGAGTCTACGAGAGTATCGGGGCGTTGGGGGAGCGAGTGAATGACTTTACGTTTGAGCACTACGCCTCCTCTTTCCCTGGTTCTTCCGGCAGCGTAGTGGAACAGTGCGGCGAACAAGGCAACTGGAAAGTGGTGGGAGTTCATTTCGGCTCCCGATGCACCGTGAGGGGGGAGGCAAACCTCTTCTGCCAGCTCTACGACGTTTTTCGCATGGTTATCGGGCCAGCCCCCAGGAATGCTGAAACCCCTCGCAGAGAGTGGGAGGATGCTCTGGGCCGTTTTGAGGAATGGGGCCCGAGTCAGCAGGCTGCTTGGGAGCTTGAGGACGAGGACGACGATGAAGATCATCAGTATCAGAAGTTCGCCTGGTCTATTGAGCAAAATGAAGACGCAGCAGAAGACGCGAAAGCGCATTACGAAGCCATCCTCGACAAGGCTAACGGCACGTGGAGCTCCAGGTTGGGCAATAGGAGCTGGGCAGATTTCTCGGACGATGATGACTCATTGACTGGGGAGGGTACGCTGAACGCCCACAAGGTGACCCCTAGGGAACTGGAGATTTTAAAAGCTCTGGAGCCCAGACTCGCACAACCTCGGAACCAAATAACGACTCGGTTGAATCTAGTGAACTCACAGTTCACAGCTCCTGGGAACGCAACGAAACCGGACGAGCCAAAGGTGAACGTGCCAACCGAGCCCCCGAAAGTGCAAGTGGAATCCCAGGAAGTGCCCGTTACGGCTGCGGCTACTGTGGAGTCCCCGACGTTGAGAGATGTTCCGGAATCTGCAAAGAGTTCCAGCGAATCCCTGCCTCCTCCGTCGTCAGCTACGTCACCACCACCCCCAGTAAGCCAGCTCTCATCTGTACCGCCAGCTACCAGTGTCTCAGCGGTCCCTGCGTCTGTAGGTCCCCCTTCGGGTGGGGAGCTTTCAACGGAGACGTCCACTCCACTGGCTTCGAAAGTCAACCTAGACCCGGAGAGTGCGAAACCGACTCAAACGACTTCTACTGGGGAAACCCGGTACAGTCAAGTCGAGCTGGAGTCGTTCGCGAAATACCTGGACGGGAAGCACGAGAAGCTGTTGAGGAGGGAGGAGTCCGCGAAGAGAAGCGTGGTGAGTTTTTCTCAGGGAACGAAGCAGGACTCGGAGTCGGATTCGGATGCGGGCCCCACGAGGAGCGCTCTGAAGAGAGCGAAGCTCAAGAAGAAGCTTGCCAAGAGTACTGGCGGTCCCACGCCCGGCCAAGCTGGGCCTGTGGATCCGAAAACTTTGACGCAGCTTTCAACCCTTTTACGAGCTATCCTCTCCGCGAGCGAAGTCTCCCCCCCAGTTGCCCCAGGCCGGAATACTTCGAGCTCATCGGGCGGTTCCCCGCCCTCGGCGGCTACGACTTCCCCGCCCGCAGCGCCGAATTCGACAGACGGAGCTTCGCGAACCATTTTGCGACGCGACTCAGTGCCCCGGAAAAGCCTACCCCCAGCGAGCAGGCCGCCATCGCCGACGAGGCCGTTAGCCGATTTCTTGAATGCAACGGCGCGGTCCCCCTTGGATGGGACCCACAGTTCCTAGGGGACTCGCTGGCGTCGGAGAACATGATGACTGATGATTTCAAGTATGCTTTTGAAAGCTACTCGTCGGTTGTCAAAATGGAAAGTAAGCCGGGCGTGCCCCTGATGCTGTTTACGGCAACTAAGGAAACCGCCTTGCAGAACCATTATTCTCTCATACGCTGGCTTGTTTGGAGGAGGCTCAAGTTGATGGCCCAGTTAGATGCCGAGGTTGCTACTTCGACTCGACCTGGAGATTTGATAGAGCAAGGCTGGAGTGACCCGTTGAAAGTCTTCCCTAAGCAGGAAGCTACGCCCATGCGTAAGCTCATGGAAGGGCGCGAACGGAACCGCCTAATACAGAACATCTCACTTACTCACGAGATCTTGGAAAGATTCCTTATGTATAACTACACGAAGACGGAAATATTCCACCACGCTCGGAGACAAGGTCTTAGGCCCGCCGCCTTGAATGGCGTGGGTTTTGACCACAAAAGTTCTGAGACAGTCGCTTTTAGAGTTGGAAAGATGCGCGACCCCGCGTACTCCGACATTGAGGCGTTTGATTGGTCTGTTAGGAAGTGGCAATACGATGTGGATATGGAAGTAAAATTCCGTTGCATCGAGGGAGAGAAAAGCGCGGAACTACGCCAGGTTTACAAGAACCAGTCATTTGTGATGATGCGGAAGTGTTTCGTGTTCTCCGACGGGAGTGCCATCATGCAGTCAGGCAAAGACGACGGTATCCAGATAACGGGCTCGTTTAACACAGGCTCCGGAAATTCAGGAATGCGATCGTACGCTTACTTTGGTGCTCGCCTTAAGCTCGGGATGAGTCTAGACGCAGAAATCTTCGACAACGGAGATGACGCAGTGGAAGACTTCGTCCCGGGCATCGTCCCTGTTTACAGGTCGCTTGGGCTTAATGCTCGAGAGTATAAGACCTCTAAAGTGATAGATTTTTGTTCACACATGTGGGATCCGACCGGCACATACAAACCGCGCCCTACGGGTGTAGTTAAGATGCTGGTTGGTTACCTCTTTTCGCGGGTTGGACCCCAGGAAGACTCCGTCGTACGTTCACTCTGCGACGAGTTAGTCTCCATCGGTCCGCAAGACGAGGAGCATCCCATGGTCGTCGCTGTTCTTGGCTCGCGGTTCATCGAGCTGAATGGCGAAAAACAAGAATAAGGGGAAGAAGGGTGCGAAGGCACCCCCGGGTACGCGGGTGATCGTACTGCAGGCGCCCAAACCCAAAAAGGGTGGGCGCAAGAAGAAGGGCGGCTCTCGTAACGCTGGTGGCTCCGACCTCGCTATCATTAAGAAGTTGCTAAACAATCCTTGCGGTGAAATCCCGCGGGGTATTGGTAACCTTACCGGTGGTGGCTTGGTTCGGGTTGTTAGGGCCACGGTTACTCTTCACAGAACTGGAGCCTGCAACTCTGGCTATATAGTCTGGTATCCTGGATTCAATTCCCGGGGCTGTGCCTTGAACGGAGCTCCGGCAGCTACGCCTACGGCCGCTAACGTGTTCGCTTTCGAGAGCGCTAACACTAGTGCAAATCCGACCGTGGCTTTGGGAGCGACCACCAGCCCCATGTGGTCTGGTACCACTCCCGATACCCCTGTCGGTTGTACGTTCCCTGACCCCATTTATGGGCTTCTAGGAACTACTTTCCGCGACTCTGCGACTCTGGGAGCGTGCATGAAGTTTCGTTATCTGGGATCTACGGGTGAAAACCAGGGCGCCGTTGGTGCCATTGAGCAGATAGACGCAAGTACTCTGATGACTAATGATGGCACTTTTGCTTACGGACCCACGATCTCTAGCCTGGTCTCATATTCTGAGACGCGGGATCGCCCCAAAATGGAGGCGAATGAGGTTAAGTGGGCTCCTAACAATGGAGCTGGACCGTGTTTCCGCTCGGCCGGGGATTATGGTGGCGTTTATGCCAACTCAGTCTCGAACGGCGTAGACTCTCTCATGAGGGTTGGCGTCGCATTGGTCGGTCCGATCACTGTCTTTAC